TTCTGACACCGCCAGTACGCCTCTCGGCTGATGTCAAACTATCTGGATCGACAAGACCAGTGAACCCACTGACCTTGTACTGAATATTGCCATCCTTGTTTCGGATTATTTCTTCTACACGGCGAGGTCTTGTTAGCTTGTCAGCGTTCTTGGTATCTTCAGTTGGAGTCCACATTACGAAGTCACCAACTTTTATCCGGTCATGATCCACTGACTTATGTTTAGCACTATCGTCATAGATTGGCTGACCCGCTTCGTTGTAGGTTTGAGGGTTCCAAAGCTGGGAAGCACCTCTCCATAGATTACCTATTGCTCCCCTAACACCTAGCCCAAGCTGTCTCGCCCTGCTTATATCCTCCTCAGCAGGAGTAGTCGCAGGATCAACTGGTGGAACTGCGCTATCAGGAGACTGTGGTGGTGGAGTTGGAGTTCGAGCTGGAGTTTCTGCAAGGGTAGTAGCATCAATGTCAGCTGATGCTGTATCCATACCATGTTTCCGCTCAACTGATGTATCCGTATCTACTCGCGTCTGTAAATCAGAAAGGTTCTCAACACCTTCGGGAGCTACATTGAATGTTTGTGATTCATACATTGGCCTGCTGAACTCTGGAAGCTGGAGCTGCAATGCGTCACCGACTTCCAAGATATTATTCAAAAGATCCCGCTCCATAGTTTTTGGAGCATTATCCCAATTATCTAATGCCCACTGTATGTCACTATCGCTCCACGTTTTATGGAAGCTCCGCTTCTTAGCAGGGTCATCAATGTTTTCAAGAAGACTTTGAGCATCTCTTGCCAATCTCAGCCAGTCGTTGTCCATGACAGCATTAAATTTAACAGGACGAGGGTCTAGCTTTCTTTTAGCCAACTCGTTGCGAACGGCATCAAACCATTCCTGATGGCTAGGATCCTCGAATTCACCCACTGTATCAAGAACTTCCCGTCCCCTTTGCCACGCATCTATTAGTTCTGCAGGCGTTTTCTGAGATAAATCTATTCGGCGTGGTTCAGGTGCGACCTCTTCTACAGAGCTATCTATACGTTCAGCCTGTTGAGCAATCTCTTGCAATTCTTTTACAGATTCTGCAATGACAGTCTCTTGCGGTGTTTTTACTTCTGGGAGCATACCCCTAAGTATCTTAACTGCATCGCGTTTGCTTACTGAAGTATCTTTAGGATCTACTCCAGCCGCCTTTCTGTACTCCGCTGTTGTATATCCACCGTTTTTTGGATAAACATTTCGTTTGTCTATCATATCCTGTAAATGTTCTCTTATTAACATTTCAGGATTCGGTTCAGGAGGAGGAGCACCGCCTTGTGCCTCCTGATGGGGGCTAAACCTTATACTTGGAGGGCCAGCCATAGGCCCAGACAGAGGAGGCGTATCAGGCACAGATCTTTGGGTTCGGGTTCCCTGAATTAAGTCTCTCACTGTAGATTCCGCATCCCTTTCTCGCTGAGCGCTTTCCATCTCTGATGCTGGGTGCGAAGGATGGTGTTCCTCCCACTCTGACAGCCTGCTCTCTATCCTCTTTACAAGTCTTCCTGATCTTTTAAGGGTGCCTAGATCTTCAACAAGCTTCTTGCGACTCTTATATTGATATGTATCCGAAAGATCTTTCATGTACTCCTTGAGATTATCAACGGATAGTACATTCTTCCCTACATCCTGCTTGGTAACAGGTGTTCCATCTGGCTTTTTAAGTCCATTGGTAACATCTTGCGCTGTATACTTTCTATTAATCTCCGCAGCAAAGTCTTCAACATTGCCCATGGCTATATTGTCTATATAGCTTACAGCACCAAACATCCTCTTAGGAATTCTCTTTTCATGCTTAAGTGACTTAGAGAGACCTTCAGTGAGTGGATCCTTTGGTCCTCTGTAGTATGGTTCCATAATACCGGGAGTGAAGTAATGAGTAGAACCATCCTTTCTTGAGATGGCTACAACCTCGTACTCTATCTGAGTGTGGCCTTCCTTATAGATATTCCAAGATTCCTCAGCCACGTTAGGATCATAGCCTTCCTTCCCTGCCCACTGCTCAGGAGTTAATCCGTCTGTGTCCCGCTTAGCTGTGACAATTGCATGAACCTTACTTCCACTTGCATCGTTCTTAGAATGGATCTCAATTAGGTCGCCAATATTTACCTTCTCAAACTGTCTAGGCTTTCCGGTAGTAGCTGTTCTTGTTCCTTCAAGTACGGCATCAAATGTATTTTTAGCACTAACATGCGGTGCAGACTTTGGCGAGTATTTTTTCTTGCCAAACTCAAAGTCCATGGATAATCTATGGGTGCTAGGGACAGCTCGTATTTTTCTCTTAAGCGCATCCATCCCGAATGGAGCTAGGTCTTCTCCAACTATCCTGCGTACTTGCTCCTCCCCTGCCAGCTCCTCTCCGCCAGCATCATAGTACTCCCACTTGCCTTCTGGATTGATAATGCCAAGTGTTTTGCGAGTGTACTTGGAATCTGAACTTCGATCATGTAGATGTTCTCCTGTCCAAATCTTTTTAGTCTTTCTCTGGAAGTCTAGGACATCATCCATCATGCCAACAATATACTCAGACACACCTCTCTGGGAATCAGATCCACCAACTGATCCTATTCCAGAAATTTCAGCGGTAGCAATACCACTGTAAACAGTCTTGATTGCATCTACGCCACGCTGGTTAATCTTCCTTGTTCCGATCCCTGCAAAATTCTGTGGAGGAACAGGTGGTTTAGATATATATTCGAACTGCCCTGTGTCGTAATTCCACTGCTGCCAGTTTCCCGATCTTCCACTCTGGTCAAATATATATACAGGCTTACCGTTATCTATAGCCATCTGGACAGCCCATCCAGTGCCACCGCTTACAATATTTGGTGCATCAAAGCCATTAGTAATGGCATATACAGCATCAGAGTTCTTGACCTGACTCCAGTTTCTTCTGAAGAGATTCTTTGTGTACTCTTTTACCTTGTCCAGATCTCTTCCTAGGGTCTCATTAGCCTTACGTAAATGCTGATCTGCTTCGGCTGCTTCCCCTTTGGATACATCGGTGTTTCCATGGGGCGTGGGTTGACCTTCTACTTGATAGTGAACAGGTGTAGCAAACCCCCTAGACAAATCTTCCCATGCTTTGTCAGCACCTTTAGCGCCTCCAGAATGCACCACTCGCTGTCTCTCACTGGCGGATCTAATAATCTCTTCAGCCGAGATAAATGGTTCTCTTGGAACTGGCCTAGATATATAGTCGTCACCTACATTGGATTGGGCCTGAAGTGTGGGGTCGATAGGATCTGGAGCAGCTGGATTGAAAACGCTTCCGGGATCATCTGGGCCCTTAGTGCTTTTAATATCACGCTCGAAGCGATATATATTTTGTGCATGCTCAGGCAGCGCCTCGGCAACACTGTAATTACTGCCTATGATATCATTCGCGATATTACCCGGATAAGACTCCAGTATTGCCTGCATCTGACTCTCACTGATACCAAATCGCTCGGCAAGCTCATAGTAAGTATCAATGACATCATCAACACGTAGCATCTGACGGTCTTCTAGTGAATCACCACGGAGTTTCTCCATGGCATCATCTTCCATAGCCCGAGAAGTTTCCTCCTGATAAGTGTCATACAGTGACATCCACTCATCCACCACCTCTTCGGATGTTTGCCCCGTGTGGTGCTGCTTATCTGCAATCTCCTCTAGTATTCTCTCCAGAACTTCTTCTCTGGATTGATCCCCAGTTCTGCCAACAGCAGTATCTCTTCTGGGATCACGAGTCTCCATTCCCTCAAGCATCACCCGTGGATCCTCCTCGGATCCCGGCTCTCCGGCTCCTTCGTAACCTCGCTCTGCCACTAGAGGATTAGAGACATCGTAAAGAACATCCCTTAATGCTTCAAGCTTCTCGCTGTAAGGTGGGGGATCATCAGAAAGAAGGGCGGCTATTATATCCTCAGCATCAGTAGTCTGTCTCGGAACTGGACCTCTAGTTCCACCTTGGGCCTGTTCGGCTCTTCCTGACCCTGCTTGCTCTGGATAGTACCATTTAGGAGATGGTGCAAAGTCTGATTCGGTTACTATTAAATCAACCTTCTGCTCTGGAGGGCCGGACTGGTGACTAATTTGCCCTGAGTCTAAGCTAACCGTTGCTGTGCGGACTCCAAGCTGCTTGGCTCTCCCATTAGCTTTCTCGGATGGGTCTCCGGCTGCTGTAACAATAATGGCTGCGTCGTGATTTGGATCAAGGCCGCTAATGACATTGTTATTCCTAGTTGTACTCATCTCTGCACCTTCAAGATGCAGGTGATAACTCAACTCTTCGGGGGTGGGTGTTCTTCCTAGCCTTCTCGTAAGTACTTCTGTTGCCCATTTGCGTGCATACGAGTCTATACCCCCAAGCCCATTACCTGTACTAATCACAAAGGTCTGACCTCGGGCTAATGCATCTATATAAGCAGCATCAAGCATGTCTTTTACATACTTAGATGCGTTTAAAGCATCGGAGGCACGCTCTTTGATGGATGCCGGAGTCCCCTCTTTCCAAGAAGCGTACTTCTCTCCCGGAGCAGTTTCTTTATGCCTATGATCTGATTTGAGATATTTGGGAGATGCCCCTAATACCCCAATAATCTTTGTATCCTTAGGGTTCCCACGAGGATTGCCTGCGGTAGGCAATGTCGGATCGGTCGCCCCAGATATTCTTTGGTGGGCAATACTAAAGTTTAATACCTGCCTAGCAACATCAGCTTTTATAGTCCGATCTTTGATTAAGCTGTCTAGATACTGAATATCATTTACAGCTCTCGGTATATCTATGTCCTTATCTGATAGTATTTTTATAGCAAATGGAGAAAAGAATCTTCTGGGGTTCAGATCTCCATTAATGGATTTCAATGCGCCTTCAGCATTCCGAAAACCTTCACTAGACACAAAACGATCATTCTGATAAGTGCGATGCTTATCAAACGATTTAATATTTACATCCCTATTGATATCATCTTGTGCGATAAGATGAGCGATCTTAGTTAATTTCTCCTGATCTATTTCGCTACGAGTGAAGGGAAATAATGTCTGCCTTAAGTATGGATCCTCTGCCACAGGAGCTGGAGGCGTTGAGGTAGGGGGAAAGGGTGGGTATGGAGGAGGGGCTGGCCTATCTGGGGAAGGTGGAGGGGGAGCCCCTAACTCAGAAGCACCTGTAAACTCATTCAGCTGTCTCTGAATAGCGTTACGACGTAGTATCTCCTCATGTAAACGTCGCTGCTGCTCTTCCTTGGATAGAGGTGGGCCAACCTCTTCTGGAACAGGTGCCTGCTCCCCGAAGAGAGTCTCATACATCTGCATCCTGTCTGCATATTCAAATGGATCCGCTTGAAACAGGCTGGGAGTAAGATGCGCAGGAGTTTCCGTGAGAAGTCGTCTTAATAAATCCTCGACGGCTGGATTAGTGAACCCAAGTTTTCGCAGGCTCCGTATTGTCCTCTCACGGAGTGGGGATTGTTTCTTTTTAGCCATTTAACTACCCAAATGCTGATTGAAATCCACCCAAACCGCCTAGGCCACCCAAGCCACCTAAGCCCCCAAGTCCGCCAAGGCCGCCCATTCCGCCAAACGGACTAATTGAACCAAGCATACCGCCCATAAGGTTACCGAATCCACCATACATCTGGTTCATGAGATTAGATCTGCCGGTTATATCAGCTGCCAACATTCTGGCTTGAACATTTTGTAATGTATTATAAACATCCATCCCAAGCTGACCTTGACTTATCATTTCCTTAACAAGATTGACAGCCTCGTCTGACTGCATCCCAGACATCTTGAGCTTGTGAAGATTATCCTTAAGGACTCCCTCTTCATATGATCCAGCCATTATGTCATCAACATTAGTTATTGCTGTAGCCTCAGCAGGAGCCGTGCTTCTTAGGGCTGATCCTGCATCAAAACTCAATCCCTTCTTCTGTGCATTCTCCTTAGCCGAGATGGGATTATACTTCTGCCACTGCTGTGCGGCATTAGCCCCCATGATCTTTCTCTGTTCAGACCCTAAATAGTCAGTATTAAAATCATCTAGTCCAATAGATGTCCTAACTTTGATAGCATCGCTTGGAGTACCTATATTGCGGTGCCTCCGAACCTGATGTCCTTGATCGCTACCAAATGCACTAGATAATGCATTGTTGGATGAGCTTCCCGAGGTGTTATTACCACTGGAAGTAGATGTGGAATACCTACTCGTATCCCCTCGGTTTATCCTGTCTGCATGTTCTTGACTAATAATGCCAGCCATTTCTACACCATATTGTAAAGATTAGATAGATAATTACCGAGTGCCACATTAGCTTTATTTCTGGCTTGAATCTGCGATTGCTGTTGCTGAGGAGAACCAAAGTTTCCAACATTTTGCCCAACACCTAGCTGATCCATAAGCTGTCCTCCGGTTGGTGCCGCATATCCACGAGACTGGCCACCTTGACCTCCACTACCAACAAGTCCACTTGCAATATTGGCAGATCCATTCATACCGCCGCCTATCGGTTGTTGACCTCCAACTGGTTGTTGGCCTCCGACTGGTTGCTGGCCACCACCTATTCCGCCTCCACCAATTCCACCGCCACCGTGACCCTGTTCCAGATCATTTCCCCACTCTCGCCGCCTTCCATCTCCTATACCACCACCGTCAATAACTCCACCACCGTCTCCTATGCCGCCGCCACCGCCATCTCCAATGCCACCGCCATCTCCAATACCACCACCGCCGCCATCTCCTATACCACCGCCGATGTCTTCTCCCACATCTCCACCGCCAGCATCACGGCCCGGATCATCAACAGCTATGCCACTCCACCAAGCCTCGAAGTCTTCGAAATCCTGTCTACTAACAGTAGGCTTATGGAAGTAATTAAGATGGGAGTCACCAGTCTTAGGAATCTGTATATAAGACATGGTTCTCTCACGCTCGATCCAGTTATCTGGATTGGTTCTAGGGTCATCTATAAAAGGTACCCCAGCATGGTCGGTAAGACCTTCATGTTCCGGCCTAGACCTGATATAAAACCTTTGACCTCCTTGGCTAAAGTAATACTCAGGAAGCGTCTTAGGCAAGTTATTGCCTAAGATCTGATACCTTTGTATCTCTGGATGATTAGGATCAAATTCCCTCCACGTAAGGGTGACAGGTTCAGGTAATGCAAAAGAAAACTGAGATATCATCCCAATAGGATCCCACTCATGGCCATTAATTGGTGGCTTTCTGATGTCTGGATTATTAGAATCTTTTATGCTCTTATTGATTTTATTTATCAGGGTTTGAGTCCATGCATGACCCACATCGTCAATAGTAAGGCCGGTTATCATGGCCATTGCATCACTATCTAACCCAAACTGCTCCATGCTCCTAAGAGCCTCAAGACCGGGAGCAGAATTGAATATCTTTATAGCTTGCTCTGCCTGTCCTCTAGCCGTCTTTATGAATCTTCCAAGGATTGGGGTATTGTCATGCACTTCATGCCAAAGAGCCCTATTAAGCATGGGATTCTTTCCAGACAAATCTCCTAAATGTCCTTCCCCAAAGCTCAACTCCCTGACTTGTTCTCCGGTAGGCCCTCCCCAGAACTGACTGGAGCCAATTGGACGAAATTGTCCTCCTGCGGTGTCTTCATACTGTCCTCGCATTCCACTCCACCACTCAGGAAGCTCTTCTTCTTCTCCGATCCATGCACCACTAGCTGTTACCCAGTTTGGGCTACCGTGAGTTCCTACGCCCGGAGTTTCTTCAGTTCCCCATCCATAATCCCCCCAAACTCCAGCTGCACCTTTATCCTCAGTTTCAGGTGTAGGAACAGGGACTTCCCACATGCCATCGTCTTGGTCGCGTGGGTTATTAAAGTCGTCATGCGGAGCAACTATACCACCACCGCCCTGACCACCGCCGCCAACGCCACCGCCTTGACCTCCACCACCTTGGCCTCCGCCTTGACCCTGACCACCACCTTGGCCAACTGGTTGCTGTCCACGTCCACCACGGCCTATCATCTGGTCAAGATTCTCTTGCAGCTTACGTCCCCACTCTTCAACAGTTCCGTAAGCGTTGGAGAGGTTTGCCATTCCGCCACCAGACAGGCCGCGATCTGCTGCTGGGCCACCACCAAGGCTAGCATCTGCCCGTGCAGCACCAGAGAGTCCAGCAGTTTGGCCTATTCCAGCCATCCCAGCCTGTTGTTGGGGTTGATTGTCGCCAAATCCACCTATCTTCTTCCCAAGGATATTCCCCATAGCAGGAGCCTGAGCCTGTTGCTGCTGACCCATGCCTTGGATTCCCTGCTGTGCAGGCCGTCTTTGCTCTACCCCCCCACCGATTTGCTGTTGCTGCCTGCTTCCTGAAAGACCGCCGAAAGGAGAGGCGAATGCGCTAGACAAGCTAGGAGATCTTCCTCTTTGACTGCTTTTCCTAGGCATTCCCATAGGAGACTGCGCAGACATAGCATTCTTGTTAAGCTGTCCAGCAAGCGTACCCTTGTTGTTACGCTTCATATCAAAGTAACTAGCCATTGGGCATTCCTAATTCTCGAATGGAAAATTTTTCCAATCCGTCTATCCAAAAGAATCTCTAAATCTAATAGGAGTTGGTCCACCAACCTTCTCTGAAACAAATAGGTCTAAATCAGGTGTATTACCACCCTTACCAGCCCATGCTGCAGCGCCTTCGTCTGCACTATAAAATCCAATAGCACCCGGTTTCTTGAGCTTTTTAATATCGAACATTTCAGGCATGTCAAGGATCTCTGGAGGAATGAACGGTGGAATAGCTGGAGGTGTCCATGACCGGCTAATTATCTCCACTGGAGGTAGATCTCCAGAAGGACTTGGTGTATTGGGAGAATAAATTGGAGGTATTGTCGTGGGAGTTGTCGGCGATGGGGTGGGATATGTGGGAGTCTCTGCACCTCCGGGTTCTGGCCATCCCGGTTCTGGATAATTTCCAGTGGGGGAAGAGTAGCCCGGCGTTGGGCTGCTGGGATCAAATGACCCACCACCGTCCCCCGTATTAACAAGGCCACCACCATAGGGTGTTTGATTGGATGACTGGTTCGCACCAGTGCTGCCCCAATAGGGCGTTCGATTGGATGGAAATTTAGAAAGATGCTGATCGAGAGCATTGCTATATCCAGAAACAGGGCTTGAGCTGCCATATGGATTTGAGTTGCCATATGTATTCGAGCTTCCATATGGATTTGAGTTGCCGTATGGATTTGAGCTGCCGTATGGATTTGAGTTATAGCTGCTATACATTAAATGCTCCACCTAGTGTGTTAAACAGGGTATTCGCTAAAGCGCCAATAGCCTTATATCTATTACTCTGTTGAGCCAGTGCAGGTATAGCGGCATTAGTAATTGCCGCCTGCTCATTTCTGGCTGTATTGCGCTTGGCTTCCGTAGAAAGCCCAAGCTTATCTAGAATTTTATCGGAGACTACCCCTGCTCTGGTGGCATCAGACTTAGTTCTGGCATCTATATGCTTAGATCCGGTAGCCCCCCTGAACCTAGAGTCTCCAGATCGTCTAGCTCCAGCTATCGCACCAGTAATCTCATCACTAGCCACATCAGATACTCCCGCCATGTCGGAACTCCTGTTATTTCGCGCTGAGAATCTTGGTGCACCACTACGGCGCTCAGCTATCATTGCGGGAATATCTTCCGAAGTAACTGTCGCACCATCAATATCCCGTGCGCCCTGACCTCCGGCTGTATTAAACCAGTTGATCCCAGATAAACCTTTACCAAAAGCATCTGCCCACGCGGGCAAGGCATCAGAAAATGCCTCAGTCATGGAATTCTGGTTGTCTAACATTTGGCTATATATATCTCTCTTTAATTTCCTGTCCTGTTCAAGGTTCCATAGAGTAGCGCGATTATACTCATTTTCTCTCATCCGCGCTAAATTCTGATCCTGCAGCCGGTTCATATTATCAAGACCGGCCATGTAGTCTCTCGGTGCCTGCTGAAATTGGTTCCACATCCAATCATGGATTGACCCCATGCCTCCCCAGCCACCTCTGCCGCCCAAAAGTCTCTGTGCAACAAATGGACTTTGAGCCGCAGCATTCCATTTAGCCTGTTGGACATTGGCGTTCGCTTGGTTTGCAGCATTAGCAAGCCACATTTGATTTGCATTCATGGGACCTAATCCCATCATTTGCTGTACTTGCTGAGGAGTATGACCAAGGCCAAGTAGATGCTGGAAATAAGCCTGAGGATTATTTCTTGCCATTGCAGCTAGGCGTTTTCTCTCCGCCTCCTGCTGTCTTTTGTTTATCCTGTTCCAAGTTGCCGCCCATCGCTCGTCACTCCAGTTAGAGGGATTAGGAAATTGAACACTCATATTAATCACCTATCTTGGTACGAGAGTTATTTAGACGCTCCATTATGGAGACGTAACCAAAAGGAGGCACTGTATCAACAGGATTCCCACTATTTACAGTTACCGTATGTGATATTGTACCACTACCGCTGTGGCTCAAACTACCTGAACCAGAGTGTGCTAAGTCACTTCCTCCAGCATTGGCAAGTTTTGTGTAAAAAGTACCGCCAACGCTATCTCCGGTTAAAACACCTACGGTAGACGTAGTTCCAGTACCTATAGTTGTGTCTGACACCTCGTGTTTATGGCTAAGCCCACTTGCGGGGTGGTCAGAAAGAGTTCCGGCAACATCACTGCCGCTATGCGCCCCCATTCCAGAGGCAATATCCGAAATATTATGATTTGCTACAGCAACGGTAATGGACTGAGTTGCAGCTCCACCTGTTGTTCCGTTCTGTGCGGTAGATGACCAACATCTTGGGAATTTTCCAGAATAATCGTACCCTGACCCTCCCTTTGTCTCATCATTCTCCGTGCCGTCCATGATTCCCCAGCCACGAGCCGCCTTATCGCCCTGAATCCCCATCATTATGCTGCCAATGCGTGCATCCCCGTAGCCTGAAGCCATATATGTACCATCAGACATTTTGAAGAACATGATTACGTCGCCAGCCTCTACGCTCGGATCCTGACCTCGCCCGGTAGGTAAAAATATTTTAATCTGGCTTCCAGTTATGTCTCTTCCTGCTGAATCAGAGCATTCTCTGGCTAAAACAAAGCCGGGTTTACCCTCTTTGCTTGGAATATCGTAGTAATAGTCCCAATTATAGGAACATTTAGCCCATCTAGCTGTACGTATGTCCATCCCGCTAAATTCACCACGGACAGTTATGCTACCGTTGTGTTCCAGCTCTGAATCAGGGTTACATAGTATGCTTTTCAGTATATGAACCTGATCTGGTGTCATACCTGCATCAATTAGTCGGTCAAAAGCCCTAGCATGGGAGCTATACATTACGTTCCGGCACCCCCAGAGGTTTGGCTTACACCCTGAACATCAACTTGCTGTATTTCGGGCTGATTAGCACCGGAAAAACCCCTTAATTCTATTGCAACTTGGTGGTCATTGGTCGAATGGTGGGTATATAGGCCATCAAATGGATACCTTTCAATACCAGTAGAGGAACCAACAGCGCCAGAGCGATCTTTTTCCATATGTATAACAACATCTTCCTTGTTAGTGTCCTTTATCTCTACAGCATCTCCGAATCCAAATGATGTCTCGTGGATCATAGGTGATGTGTCATTGTTGTAATAGAATCTAAGGTCCATAGAGTGCGTATTTGATGTTGGATTGAATTTTACCCCCACGCTCCTATCTTCTCTGTCACCAGTTGGACTCATAGGGAACGCTGTACTCTTCCAGTTCCACTCAATAGCCCCAATAACATAGGTGCTAGTGGTATCAGGATTTGTATCCCATGCCGCAACTGTTAGCTGCGTAGAAGATTGTGCCGTAATAGTTCTTCTTTGGCCTTTACCAGTACCATCGGTAATATAAACGGAAGTGCCCACCATAGCAGAAGCGAACGAGGCAGAGGAATCAGTAAGAGTAGTGCCAGTAGCCCCCGTAACAGTACCTGTTGTTTCCGATGTGACGATATCAGTGCTTCCTTCATCAAGCATAAGAACTTTTTCATTCTCGCCACCAAGAACAAGCCTAGATTCTCCATCCTTTTCTATGCTGGAAGCACTGCTAACCTGCAAAGGATAATGCATAGGATCCCATGTTTGCCGCCTAATGTTGTACACCAACGATCTAGTTGGGTAATCACCTGAATCGCCGGTATAAACAACGAAAAAGTACACCTTTTCCTGTGCACGATCTACTTTCACAAAGAAGTTACCAGACTTTGTATAGTCTATTCTGTTGCCAGTGCCGTCTCTTCGAAATAAATCCTGAATTGGGGCTGAAATTGTCTCAGATTCCTTACCATCAAACTTGTAGCATCCACTGTCATCCATTAAGAATGCTTCATTCTCAAAATAATCCCAGCAATACTGGTTAAAAGCACCCCTATCGTCCAAGAATCGAACACTTCCATCCAGTGCTGGATTCCTACTGTAGCTCAAAGCGTATTTATGTCGCTGACCAAGGATATATAGGAATGGGCCATAGGGCATAGCGCCAACAATAGCGTCATCGTCACCAGCATTCTCCTGCAAGGAGATAGAATTCGTCTCTGGAACGCTCTCTGGCTCATCTATATAGCTATACAGTATCTGTCTGCGTCTGCTTTTTTCTGGATATATAACATAAGACTGACTAGAGGCTGATATAGTGGAGGCTGTCTCTATTGTAATTGTGGATGCATCTGTGAAGGCAGTTACTTTTACAGATTTACTGTGGCCACCTATCTCTATATAGCGATCCACCATATCACTAGTCCAGCTAGTGCCATTTCCTGTAACAGTTTTACTTGCGTTAGCTGTAGTTACAGTTCCAGATGTGTAATTAACTGCTCCAAAATAGAAATATCTATCCTGAAACATCACCACGTAGGCCATGTCAGTAGGAGGTGGGACTTGGCGACGGCCTATAAGTGTTAAATCTCCCGGTGGATTGGCATGAATAGGCAATCCTGTTCGCTGCATCAAAACCTCATCACCCTCATTATCTGTTGTAAATACTGCATTACCACCAGATGAGTTATTGTCTATTTCTCCAACTAAATAAAACACATTTGATGTAGCCGCAGTAGTTCTATACAGCTCTATAGTCTTAACTCTAGCATTAGTGGAGTATGCAATATTTTGCCAAGAGAAGTAATCATTAGTTAAAGCAGATACATTCTCCGCTTCACTCAACTGGCTATAAACAGGAGTGGAAGAATCGTCCTTATATCTATAAGCCAATAAATATCCCCCATCAACATCCTTGTCAGACTTGGTTGCACCCTCACCCTCTACTGACCATGTGCCTCCAGATGTATATGTACCATCATGGGTAGTATTCTTAAGTTCAACATTAGCCCCTGCGACATTCTCAATAATAAATTTCTTACCGTTGAGTGCTCCGGGCATAGCCCCAGTTCCAACTACATTTCCAACTAGAATAACATCGTCGTTGGATAACCCATGAGATGCGTTAGTAAGCGTTAGCTTATATGTCCCTGTTCCTGATGAAGCTGCAATGGCAGAAATCTCATTGTCTGTTACTCCGCCGGTTCGAATAACAAGACTAATAATAGTGGGCTTATTAGCTGGTTGATCTATGCCAAGTACATCTACTGTCTCAGATACTCCGTCCCATCTAAACCCTCTCTGCACCCCATTAACACCAATAATCTCCCCTAATCTTGTCTTGCAAAAGCACATCTTCTGGAATGTGTTATAAGTCGAGGTAGATATAGTCCTCTCAGAAGAGAATGTTATAGGCTGTATTCCCTTTCTGGCCTGCAAAACACCAGTTTTAACTGTAGTCAGATTAGTCTGCTTTTGAGCTGCTCCAGCTGGCACATCAGCTTTATCAACATCAGTTACAAGACCTTTAAAATTACTTATAGAAGGCATTATCAGGCATCCGTTGTGATCTGACCATCTAAGTTACTGAACAGATAGTGGTAGCGAGAATGTGAACCTTGCCCAATTCCAGCATGATGTAACTGGTCAGCTTCCAAAGCACGCCTTAGCTCAAAATCAGCGACCTGACGTGCAGTAGCTACACCTCTCTGGTCATTGGCAAATCGTGCAAACCTATATTCAATTTGAGCCTTCATCGCCTCTAGCATTGTGTCTGACATGTCTACCGGATCGGTAATCATAACCTTAGTGCCTGATGAAATCGCATTGGTAACACCTTCGGAAAGCGTAAGCGTATTACCAGCAATAGATTTTATCTTGGCCTGCTCCACATAAGGGCTGCTGCCAGCAAGACCTGTGGGAACTGTAGAAGTGTCACCTATACGAATAATGGATCCTACCATTGAAGGAGACATTGTAGCGCTAGCTATAGCGATTTCTGTTCCACCTGCTGAAACCGAACCTGATGTTGTGCCAGTGCGTGCCGCAGTTTCAGTTCCTGCCCACCGAAGCACCCTTGGCTTACGTCTGTACACAAACATCAAAGGTTCAGCGGTACTGGGACTAGGATCAACACACAGCGACCAAAGCCCGTCATTATCAGGGTCTTTCATGATCGTCCACGCCCAAGTTTGACCAGAGGCTTGATGGAATGCCTCTCGTTGTCTCCACTCGGTTGGGGAAATGTAGTAAGTGATCCAATGATTTTTTTCTACTCCGACATCGTAAATACGCCAGAGGTCATCCGGTAAGGAATAAACACTGCGAAAAAGATCATAACTAGTACCTGACGCTATGGATGCACCGGGGTTTGAATCTGTCGTTAAAACTTTTCTATCGTCATCAGTTGCATCACCCTCAATATCATAAACGACATCATTTATTCTTATGCGACCATACTTAGACCATGTAGGCCACGATCCGTCAGTAAGTTCAACTTCTCGCGTAGCATCAAGATACTGTATGGTTCCAGTATTATAATTAGCAACAAGATCTACACGAGCTTCCTTTATGTAGTACTTCCACTCATAACACATGGATAGATCGCGATATGCACCAAGTATTGTTTCCTTGTGCATACGAAGATCTTTGGTTCTAGCGCCACCATCTGTAATGGCGGTCACATAGTCCATGAGATCACTATAAGTGTACACATGTTCAGATACGGCCATTACCTGCCCCTACGTTGTTGTCGTTCTTTCTTGCGTTTCTGCCTATTCGCTCTGATCCTTTGAAGCAAACCGGCATCTGCCCCCACACCGGGAACTCCAATGTCATCTACTGCCTGCGTTGCCTCATTCATTGCACCCTCTACTTGATCTCTTCCAGATGCAGCTCCATATCCGTGTCCCGGTTTATTTGGAGCTGACAGTTCGCCGGAAGGAGGTGATTCGTATCCGTAATATCCAGATAATCCCTGAGGAACTTCTTCATACGGAGTATTCTGAAACAAGCCTGTAAGATGTGGGTGTTGACCTTGGCCTGATAGCCGTGGATCCGTATAAACGCCTTGATCTGGTATATACCCCATAGGAGATGCTCTCATCCCCGGAGGTGGTGGAGGTGGGCCTGCCGGATCAGCCTCATTGCTTATCCCTTGAAGCTCTCTTCTCAATCTTTCAAGCTCTCTTTTTTTCCCTTGAAGCTCGACATCCCTACGTCTAAGCTCTGCCTCCTCTGTGGCGGCACTGGGAGGACGCTGAAATCGGGGTGTTTTCCCGTATGTATCTATAAACTCACGATGCCTCTTAAGGAGTTCTCGCTCCATCTCCTCAACTTCTCTCCCTAGCTTAGCAATGGGAACACTATCTATATCCTGAGTCGCGGGAGGATCAACATCCGCCGTTCTTATGGGAGCAGGTTGTGTCGAAGGAGGAGTCAGGGATGGGTCCGATGGTGCCATTGGCACCCGCGTTGGTGGCGCCGGATGGGTTGGCGGTTGGTCGTCAATCCACGCAGGCTTCTCAAAGCCTCCCGGGTCTCCCCACAGGTCTGAGGGCCAATTGTTTGATTTAGCATTAATAGGTGGACCAGAATCAGATGGAGGTGGCTGATGATTAATCGAATGCTGATTCGGCAAGCGGCTAGTCGGGGATCCAATGCCGGACAAGTCTACATTGGATGTCCCCATACCCGTAAACATCATTGGCATAGAGCCAGCTGCTTGGTATGACCCATGAAAATTACTATCCAGTTGTTCCATCTTTTGTGGATTCGTGGATGGCTGCTTAGCAGGCTGATTAAGGGGCGGAGTTGACTGTGGCATCTGTCCTGCATCAGGATGAGATGGGGCTCCCATGCCAGTACCATGATGTGATGGATTAACATGAGAAGGGCCGCTCTGAGAGCTTTGTGGCACAGGCGTAAGACTAACGCTTGGGCGCATACGATGTCCGCCACCACCGGCTTTAGGGCTCGTAAAAAACGCCTCTTCATGATCCATTTTTCTCCATTTTTCCACCAGATATTCATAGGTGGGATTTGATTCGCCCGCTCCTACCTCTTTATATGTTCCACCTTTCAGCAACTTCCTGTGTTGAGGACTGTAATGCTCGGTGCGAAAACCATCAGGACTGTTCTTATCTCGAAATGTTACGTGACCTGAAATATGTCCACTGGGGCTTGCTGTGAAGATTACCCTGTAGTCACCAAGATCGTGCTCTTCAAGAAGGGTATTGTCTCCGATGATAGTATTACGATCATGCCGTTTCTTCCGGGGAGGAAGCACGCTAGGTTCCTTAGGCTTAGGCTTTCTCACTGGAATGCCTGTTCCATGAGGATCCTCAAGGAAATCATCAGGATTATTAACCATAGCACCGGGAGCAAACCCATGGGCCATATTCGATTGAGCAGTATCTACATTCTGTATAGTCTGATTCAGAAATTCACTTTGTAATGCATCCTTCTCACTGAGTGGTCTAGAGGGATGGTTATATTGCCCGAATGCAGGACGAGGATCGTCCCCGTGATTGTAATTAAATAATGGATACATAGGAGGCATTTAACTATTCCTTCACAGGCTTAGAATGTTTGTTAATAACTTTTTCCCTGAGATCTCTCATCTTCTTGGGGCTTTTCTTAACTTTTTCGGCTAAACCGGGATCTTTGTGGCATTCGACTGCCATTTGGTGCTGAACTAGGTCTTCTGCCATTCTAACTCTTTTAGGCTTTTGGGCGGGAGCCTGATAATTTATGGCACCTGTGACTGTCAAACCTTTACGTTTAGCAGTCTCAGTAACATCATCCATAGTTGAAACCCAAGCGCCGGGGTCAGTCGGTCGCCCAAGTCCACCTACATACTTCTTGCCCTGCGTGGATACTCCAGCATTCTTAGCTTGGCGATGCAACTCAGTAGCCGCTTCCTTGCTAATATTATCTGCCCATCCATGCATACCTTCTAGGAATGCACGCTCTGTACCCTTGGAACCCGGAGGTTGCCTCTGGGCTAGCATCGCTGCAAAGCCGGGATTATTCCCTTCATCAATCAATTTCTCGAAGAACTCTAAAACACCTAGCCTTTCGGACTCGGTTCTATGTCTCTCGTAATCAATCGCTTTGCGTGGATTGGGCTTTCTTGGCATTAGTCATCTCTTTCTGGGTGCGGGATTTCTCTTTCATAAACTCAAGTTCGAGTTGATGTTTCTCCTTTGCTTGCTCAAGCTCCATAATGTGACGCTCGGAATCTTGTTGCATCTCTTGAACGTGCTTTGTTTGCTCAATCTGTATCTTCTGTTGTTCAACCTGAGCCTTCTGTAGTGCCACTTGCTGTGAATTCGCTGCGTCTGATTGCTTGGTCTGTGCTTCGGCTTGCTTGATTTGCATCTCAAACTGCTTGGATTGCATGTCGAGTTGCTTCTCTTGCATCTCAAGTTGTGCCATCTGCTGCTGCATCTGCATCTGTTGCTGCTGCATCTCCATCTCAGGGTTATTCTCCTGAGCCGCTGCCTCTTCTTGCTGTTGCTGGGCACGTATTTCCTCAATATCAATTAGGTAAGGATCGACATCTAATTCGTTAGCCTTAGCCCAGTCAGTGAGGAAAGCGTTATATGGACCACTGATCCCCATGCCAACAAATTCTTGCAGCATAGGCATAGCGATCTGACCAAAATCGTTTAGCTGTCGCACTCGATTAGTCTTATTCGGCTTCCTTGCTGATCCAGCTTCGACTCTATAATCGTAATCTCTGACTGTTCTTTCAAAGTCTGTTTGAGATATCTGCTGTTCCCAGACTAATGCTCCAACCTGACCAAGTATTGGGAATACGTCCTGACCATCCATTGCCCACTCAGCTGCTTCCATCTCTTTCAGAGCACAGTTGCTAAGCCAATCTTCCACTCGGCTAGCCATGTCATCTGGGCGAACAGATACATTCTGATTACGAACATCAGCCTCGGTAGCTGATCTAATCTGCGTTGATCCCGATAGACCATAGAGAAGTTCAGTGAGTCCCGTTCTCTTATCTATCATGTCTAGAACTTCTGACACCATTCGCCAGATATCCACATTAAAGCTAGGAGAGTCCAAGAAGGAGATCATATCCTGAATCTTCCCTCCATATATCTCCGATACTTCAACAACTGTATAAGGGCCCATACCAGACTTAATCTGGTCTTGGATCTCAGCACCAGCGGCCTTGGCGATAGCTACATAGGTAGTACTTGCAGCAGCTACCTTGTCAGCTAAGAAAGACATACACCAGTTGACGAATCGTAGCTCACCAATGGCTGGCTTGATTAGAGATATGGGCCATATTTCACGAGGCTTCTCGTAGAAATGTAATTTAGAGAATGGCCATCCACCATCAGTCCAGAATGGGATAGGCCACTGTGCACGCATGAATATAGATTCTTCGTCTTCTTTCAATGACTTGGGAGGCAAATTAAGAGGGAAAGGAATATCCTCACTAACTGCCAAATAGCAGAAGTCTCCAAATACTGAATAATCAAACTTGGTAGGTTTCTTTTCTCTGTTCGTTACCTTAAGCCTGTCCCCAAATCCAGACTTTGTAAATATTTGCCAGTACTCTATAAGATCATAGGAAGTACCCTTCCGCTTGTCCCCAGAGCTAGGCTTCTGGCTTTTGTTATTTATCTCTGCCTGTGCTGACAGGGAAGCCATGTTGCCACGCAAGTAACCCTCTTCGAGTCCGTACTCCCGTTCAACTTTCCATACAGGATGAACACATCTACGGGCTATCCACTGTACATCCTCCCAGTACTGGGCATCAGGATCCATGACAAGATCGTCCACAGAAACATATACGCTCCGTGGATACTTTGTCTCGCTTCCACTGGGCTGATACATCTCTGTCCATAAAAGTCCCATGCCCTTAATGATGGCTTCATTAATAGCCATACGAGCCTGATCCTTCTTGTCCGTCTCGTGCTGAACCCAATTAAGGAAATGTTCTTTTAGCTTGGCGTGGCTACGCTTCTTGGTATTATTGTAATCCGTCTGAAACTGAAGCTGCTGCCATTGTTGCAACTGGTTCTGGTCTTCAGGGTTTATACCTAAAACCATCGGATCTATGGCTGGTGTTATCTTGGGATTAACCTGAATGGCAGGATTCCTGTGGTACAACACAGGGCCAAATAGGGCTACAGCTTCAAATACCCTATTGACTGTCATTCGGAACGTGGGCATTACACCCGTAGTTCCTTTCTCAAGAAAACCTCCAGAAGACTTCGCATATTCCCCCTTCCACATGAAATCATGTGAGCCATCGAAGAAGTTGGAGGCTTCTTTGGCATATTTACCAAATCGCTCTTCCTTCTGCTTCTTAGCCTTTTTAATTTTTTCCATCCATTGGGAGCATATAGCATTGAATGGATTATTTGCGGAATCTTCTGGAGGCATCTCTCAGTTCCTATTCAGCGGCTAGCGCTTCTTTTTTTGGACGACTAACCTTGCCTTTGCCAATAGAGGACTCAAGTTTTGCAACTCTTTCCTCAAGCTCAGATCTGGCTGCTTCTACTCGCTTCCACTCGTCTGTATAATCCCAGCATCCATTCTCTCGATGGTCTACATTCCACTGGAGCTTAGGGTCGTCGCAGTGGCGAACCCCTTCAAATATTGCTCCAGAGTGTGCGCGCAACATAATATTGCGACCTGTTCTGGATATCCTTGCTACGAATGCAAGTATGGGATGCATATCAGTATTAGCCTGCGGGTAAAATGAAACGGGTGTTCCAACTAAAATCTTTGGCATTTCAAATGTCTCAGATTCAGCACGATAATCTCTTTCTTCAGGCATATTATTCTCCACGGGGTCCTAGGGTGATATTTGAAGAAGCAAGACCACGATCCCTCGCCTTACGTTGAGCAGACCTAGCCTTCCTACCTTTAAGTATGTCTTGCACTATACCAGACTTAACAACTTTCGTTTTGGGCTTAACATATTTTAGCCCGTGAGCCACTGCATATTCTAGTGTTTCTATGGCATGACACGGGCCTCGTCTGTTTCCTTCGTCCGTTATGAAGCCATTGATTGTTTTTTTCTTAAATCTACTGAACTCTTTAACAAGATTGGGGCATCTCTGAGTAACAATTAAAACCTTGGGATATCCATTGCTTCTAATGTTTAGCCAGTTCCTTAACTTTAATTCTCGGCCAGCAACGTCATCGCTGCCATTAAGGAAGCCAAAACCAGTAGAGTAACTACGAACATCACGAAGCTCCAGCTCTTTAGAATACTGTACTCTAGGAAGAACCCCAGTACCGATATCACGGATACGACCACCATGGGCATCAATAACGAACGCTTCAAAGTGATCGCTCCCTACTTTTGCTTTGACATGCTCAGCAAATTTACTAGCAGTACAATGCTTAATATACAACTCATCATAAACAACAGCATAATCGCCCCAAGAAGGAGGAGGGATGGCATAAAACGTAACAGCGCATACACTGTGGCCGGGGTCAACAACCATATAGCGACACCAGTCCCTCGGCGGGGTTCCGTTGTTACTGGTGAGGTACTCTTGGACTTTATTCCTTGGCTCGTCGAACTTAATAGCGCCGTGTGCATCTTTAGAGAAAGTTGGGTACATAAGCACGCTATCAGTGACCATCTCACCGAGAGCCCGCTTTCTAAACTCATCTTCCCCTTTTGCTTTCCATCTTTTAATATTTTCTTGCTTAACTTGTTCTGGCATAAACGGGTTATCAAAGATGGTAGCTCTAATGACAACTGTGCTTGGGTTCTCTTCTCCCTCTTCATCTTCAGCCCTTTCCACAAGATTGACCAATGCATCGTTCTTGGAGTGAGGTAGTGCAGACCAACGTAGCTTTCCATCTCTCATGGAGAGACGTGCAATCATTTCGTCATACCACTCAGAGCGCTCCAAGTCCTCGTCGATATGTACTAAGTCTGCTTGGAAACCCTGAGATGGATCACCCTTTGAACCCATGGCATAGATTGTCCAGCCATTATGCAACTCACATATCTCAAAGACATGCTGGGCACGCTTCTTCCAAGCAAACTGCTTAATGAACCTAGGAGGTATAAGAGGAGGGGCTGGCTTTGCTTCCGCCTTTCTTTCCCAGTCTGCTTCTAACCAAGGCTTCCAAGCTCTCCATTTGCCATTGATGTGATCCCTGATGATCTTGTATGCTCCAGCCCTGAACAGGTACTTGTGTATCGTCCGCCCAATGTGACCTTCGTCCATTCCCAGACACACCATCGTCCCGTTTTCTTTGGGATATTTCCCGTAAGGATCCTGCCCAGTCGCAGCACGAGCATCTTCCACAAATGCTGCCAAGGACTTCCCGACTTGATTTCCTGCTTGTATCAGACATTCTTTTGACTGGCATGAATGGTACTTCTCTTGAAACGGCAAGGGTTCATACAAACGTAGGGCTTCACATTCCCTGCGAGCCCTCTCCGCATGTAAACCTCTGACCACAGAACGCTGGTGCTGTGTAACAGAAGTTATGATATTTTGTGGTTCCGGTATATTAACCGGCCTCGGTTTCTTCTTTGCCATCAGGTGGGGCCAAATTGTACAGGGTGGACATATCAGGATCCATCATGGACATGACAGACTTTTCAATCTCTTTATCCAGCTCTTCATTTGTTAGCTCATCCAGAGACTTCTTGGCAGCTCCAGACTCAGACACCTTTATATTAAGGCGAAGAACAGAGTCTAGTATTCTCTGTCGTTGCTGAGATCCCGGTGCTGCCCTGAAGTATGTAGACATGAGCTGAGAAGCAAACCCTCCCGGCCCACCAAAGGCTTCCATGATTCTCTGGAATGTTTCAGCCATATGAGGAACTTCAGACCCGCCATTAACTAGGTTATCTAACATACTGAAGCCAGCGTCTTCTAGCTTCTTAAGTCTGTCATCAACCTCGTCCTTCCTCTTCTTCTCAAGCTCTTCAGCACGACACATCTTGCACACCTTGCGGTATCCATCAGATGAGCTATTGTCTCTGTGCCAGAAGTCTTTAGTTAGAGGAAACTTTACGTGGCAAGTCTTGCATTCCCTTTGGCTCATACTAACCTCCGAGCAGTCGTTCCTGAATTAGGTTGGGAACTTGGCCCGGTTGATGTCCAGTTGCCTGTGCCTGCTGCCCTGCTGCTAGCATAGGATCTGGGCCCATCATAGATGGATCAGGAGCACCCGATGCGGCTGGCCCCATTCCACCACCAGCTGATGGCTGAATAGTTCCATCCTGCATGCCTTGCTGAATGTGCTGCATAGTTGACATTAAATCCCCCTCCTGCATTCCACCGCCACCACCGGCTTGCTGTAGAATTTGCTGAGGATCTATCTGCTGGCCTTGGTCATCAACGATTACTATCTGACCACCAGATTGCATAGCAAGCTGAGCTGCTTGCAGTAATGCCTGAGGATCTTCATATGGTATTGGTTGAGACTGGCCTGTTTGTACGTTTACCAAATTAGGCATTACTTGTTCCTTGTATTAAAAAAGGACACCGGGCCCCGAAGAACCCGGTGTCGCACCCAAGACCCCATACACCATAGGGTGTATTTCGCGCGGCTACGCAGCCGGGGTTAGTAGGGTTAAATTCGGATGTTCACTGAAACCAATCCGGTTGCATTAGCTCCAATAGCGTCTAATGCATGGCCGATGATTTCAATGCTGCTTGCACTAGCTGAGGCAATATCGCCATCAGCTGCTGGTGCAACAACATCACCTGCTGAAATTCCTGAACCTGAATCGGTAAGTGAAACAATGCCTTCAACAACTACCCATACTAGGTCGTCATCTTCAACATCATTGCTTCCCAGTTCAGGGTCTACAACAGCACACCAGTCGGCAGCACCCGCAAGGTCGTCGATTGAACCAACAACTGCGCGTCCTGTTTGGCCTAGATCAAAGCGATGCAGCTTTCCAGCCGGAGCCGTAAGTGCTGATCCCTTGGTGTTGCGAACACAGACACACTTCAACGTGCGCCCACTACGACGCTTCCTGTCTCCACGAGGAGATGGGGATCTGTCGTAGTCAGGAAAATGAAATACAGCGCCTTCCCAATGCGAATTAATCGTAGTGGTTGTCACTGTATTGTCATCATTGACAATTTTCTGAGTTCCCTTAAGGGTTTCACCCAGATCAAAAGGAGGATCTACGTGGATCATTTTTCTAACCTTTCATTTAAGGGATTAAGCGAGACCTTGCAACTTGAAGAAGTTTCTCGGAGTTGAGAATTTCAAGTTAGACAATGTACTAACAACAGCGTTGAAAGCCTGACTATGAATATCGTACTCAGGACCTTCACTGCGAAGCAGTGCGTCATCCATTGATTTAAGTTCGATATTATCGTAGTTCAAGCCATATCCAACACTATTAGGAATGGCAGCTTCCCAGCTAACTTCAATACCATCAAAGTTGATAGTATTCTTGAAACCAAGTGCTCGAAGCTGATGTTCACTAGTAATCTGGATACGTTCTTTTTCATCAATAAGATTCAAAAGATCCATGAACAGATCACGAGCCAGCATTACGTTAGTAATCTGACCATTCTGGCTACTATTACGCTGTGCGTGAATAATGGCAAAACGCATTGCTTCATCACCCTGACCAGCGAAATCATCAGTCGCACCGCTAAATGCAGTTGATTTATAGTTCACAACTAGCGGGCTCCAGAAGTCGTACTCACTGTCAGCGATTCCAGTAGGCCAAGAAGTGCTTGCTTCCTGCTCACCACCATAAGTTCCCGGAATAGTTGAAATTCCAGCATAAGTTACGGTTGGAACACCAGCTTGATCTGCTGCATTAGCAGTACGTGGCGTATTATCATTAATAGTATATGTCTGGGAAATTGTTCCAAACATAGACTCAAGACCGTGCCAAGCCTGCTTATTGCTATCACCATTACCGTAGTACTCACCACCGAGGGCTTGCGTAATAGAAGTTTCAAGACGTTCTACAAAGTTATCAAAAACTTTGACGATGCCTTCTTCACCACGGTTAGAACGGAATTCACGGTAGTACATGGAGTCCGTAGCTTGGTAGCCACGATATTCCAAGTTAGCCGTCTTCCACAAGTTACGTCGTGCGAAGTTACGTTGAGTTTCGCCAGTATTACCTTCTACAGTATGTAGACGATATTGAACCGGCCAATCTAAACCTTCACCACTATTGTTGTAATTTACTCGTCCAGCTGCTTCCAACAAAGCGCCCAGCTGATAGTTGCGAAGCATAGCTTCTTCAACGTCACGGATGTGCTTAGCTAGTGTGGTTGCGGCGGTACGTGAAAATGCAACAGGATTAAAACCTTGATAGGCCATTTTCTTTACCTTTCACAAAGAAACTAAAATAAACCGTCAGACAGCGCTTGCTGTCTTAACTTTTCACCAGCAGACAGGTTCTGGTTCTGTGAGGTACTTGATGGATACCCCTGTGGAGCCACACTACCTTCCCGATTGGTAATATGACCCGCACCACGCTGTAAGTGCTCGCGGTTCCTGTCGTAAACAGGAGGTGCTTGCTGTTGCGCTTGCAGCCGTTGGGTTGCTAACTTGCCAGCCATCATTCTGGTAGCAACATCCCACATCTGTTCGGGATCAGTCATGCCGGATTCGCGAAGCGAATTCACGTATCCAACAACCTCTGCCCCCTCGGGAGTAAAAGCTGGGTTACCGTTGTAATCCATTACGATATTACCGCTCTGGTCACTCTGGTAGATCCAATCAGCGTTACGCCTATTAATATCATTGATTGTGGTTTCTCTAGTTTGAACATCCTGACGGTCTTGATACTCATCGAGTAGCTTACCGTAACGATCTACAAACAACTTATCGAACTCACGTTCAATGATTTCGGGTAATACTTCGTGAGGTCGCTGAGCAAGATCTTGAGTCCACTGTTTGTGGTAATCAATATATTCCTCTGCTCTCTCACGTATGTCCGCTGGCGCGTTTACTTTCCAGTCCCAGTACCACTGGCCCGTCCTTTGGTCTTGACGAGGTTCACGCCATTTCTTGATATCATCCTCAGTTAGTTCGGGAGGACTCCACCAAACATCTTCCTGTTGGGCTTCCTCTGGACCATATGTGGCCTGAGCCCACTCTTGGAATTCGGGTTGTTGGGACAGCTCTTGGTAGTGCTGCCCCGCTTCAGCAAGCTGTTGCATCTGCTGCATATATTGCTGCTGTTGCATTTGCTGCTGCTGCATTGCGTAGTTCTGCTGCTGGGCAGCATGATACGATTGCAGTAATGTATTTTGGGCATCCGCGTCATTATCGGTACGGAAGCCGTATGTATTTACCTGCTCATGAAAGGAGGGACTGTACTGTTCAGGAGCAGGTTCAGGCTCCGGCGAATAAGACGGCTCTTCGGGAGTCTCGTCATATACTTCGGACCAATCCGTTGCCTCAGAAGCTGTCTGACTATCAGCTTCAACAACAGGATCGGTAGTTTCTGTTGGCTCAGAAACGGCCTCTTCGTATTGTTCTTCAGTCTCTACTACTTGTTCTTCTGCCATTGCTACTTTCCTTGGGTATGGGTAATAGTGTCTTGGTTACTACTACAATAAATATTTTTACTACTCCTCTGCAATAGCATCTTTGGGCTTCTTCCACCATAAAGCTATATGTAGTAAGAACTTAACAAGTCCTACCTCTTCATAGCCCAAGGCTTTTACACCCTTAGCTAGAGTACATAAGTCTTCACAGCATCGAGAGCGAACCATGATTCTTCGCTTTTCGTGTGGAACGATAAATCTTCTTTTCATTATTAATTCCTTTGAATGGATCTCTACTCGTGTTGGCGCCAAGGTTCAAAATGCTGCCTTCGATTCATGCGAATCTGTCTTTGACGCTCACCCTCAGCTTCGAACTGAGCCTGTGGATCTAGCGCAAACTCCCTCAACTGCTGCTCGTAGATTGACTGACGACCGAATGCTTCATCTGCCATCTTCTGGTCATATATTCTTTGGTGAGTCTTACCTAATGGATTTTTAACCATCGGCTCGAACGCACCCAAAGATTCATTATCTTGCCACGGTGGAACTGGCATATTATCGTAGTCTGACTTTGTACCTGACAATGCGTTGTACAGTGGGCCGCGTCTAGGCATATCTATCCTCCAAATGCATCTCTGAATGGCGAGTCAAAAGCAATTCTATTATCAAGCATCCACTTCTGATTAGGTGGATACTTGAGCTTCTTCATGTCTTCGATATCTCTTTGTTTAGACTGATCTTGCATTCTCTTAAATTCAAGTTTGTGAAACAGTTCTTCGCTCCTTGGTACCTCGGGCCGTGAGGGGACTGGGAATTGTGGTTGATTTCTGAATGTATCCGACATCCAACCTCCCTTAGGCGACCCCATTCCAGACCACGGGGGAAGTGGTTCCTTGTCGCCAATCTCTGGAATCCTATGATCGTTAAACGGCATCTCTTTCTTCCTTAGTTAGTGGGCCGTACCAGTGAGTGACATCCCATCTACCTCTGGGATTAACGAGTGGATCGCTGGTTGGCGGAGTCTGTCGTATTAGTGCTTTTTCCATTTCGCTGAGCCACTTGTACCAAACGTAGGACTTCCACAGAAGCATCCCAAAGTACGCTGTAGCCATTATGAAAAAAATAGTACCAAAAAAATTAAACGCTATCTGACACCTCGGCTTTGTCATTTTCCTTGCCTCTCCATCTAATTCGTACCGCACCGCAGTGCGGACACTTATTAACCTCACCCTCCTTGCGATTTATTATAAGCGTCATGACCTTCATGCAAGAAGGACAAATTACTGCTACTTGTTTTTGTTCCATGCCCATACTGCATCTCTCACATCTGCGAACCCAATCATTCTCCGTTCATCTGGAAATAACATAAACGTAGGGCAAGTTGGTATGGCTCGTGAGAAGCCATACTGATGGGAATAAGGACTGGTAATCTGATAGGATCCCGGCCTTGCTGCATACCGCTTAAGCCCATGTCGTATAAACATTTCAATCGCTGCCTCATGGTGGTGACCAATTACACCGATGTCGAATGTTTCCTCACCATATTCGTAAAACCTTTTTACTGCATGAGTCTGATTCAGGCTTGAATTGAACCTACCAGTCTGGTGTCGCACGACCATTTTGTATGGCTGCTCACCAACAGTAATCTCAAGTCTCGCTTCAGCAGGTGCGTAACATATCTTCCTCTGCTGGGCTATCTTTGACAGGTAATCCACTCCGCCGATCTGGGCTGTCCAAGCATCGTGATTACCACTGATAATGGCGAGGATTTTATCTCCAAACAATTGGAGGTAGTAATCGAACAGCTTCCATTGCTCATCAGGTGTAGAGTTGGCTCCAATGAGTGCGGAACGGTGCTTAATGTGGTTATCAACCCCGTCTCCTCCAAATACTGCGTAAAACCCCGGAGTGTCCCTAATAAGCTCTGCGTCTTCTCGCATTCGCTTGAAGTCACATGCGGTGCCGGGGGCGATGTGCTGGTCGGAGATAACTGAGATTGCGATGGGTCCACTAGGAAAGTGAACGTCAAATCTTCCTCTAAGCGTCTCCTTTTCAATTCTCTTCGCACTTTTCTTTTCTGCGCGAGTCCACTCAGAATCCCCATCCCACTCGTCATCCCATTGAGGCGCGACAATATGTTTCTCATACTCCTGTACCTTTTCTGCAAGTTCCTTAATCTCATTCTTTAAAGCAGCATTCTCGAAATCATACACAACCTCTGAAAATTCTTCATCTACTTTAGG